GCTCTGGACGATGGGCGCATCGACATCGCCGCCTGGCTCGCGGAGGAGGTGAGCGTCGAGTTCGCCGAACAGGAGGGTGAAGCCTTCGTGGCCGGCGACGGGGTCAACAAGCCTCGCGGCCTGCTGTCCTACGCCAACGTCGCCAACGGGTCGTATGCGTGGGGCGGCCTCGGCTACGTCGCGACCGGCGAGGCTGCGGTCTTCAAGACCCCGACCGCCTCGGTTTCGCCGGCCGATTGTCTGATCGACCTCTACTACGCGCTGAAGTCCGGCTATCGGAACGGGGCGTCGTGGCTGATGTCGGACGCCACCATGGCCACCGTGCGCAAGTTCAAGGACGCAGACGGGGCCTATATCTGGGCGCCGCCGACCGCCGGGGCCGAGGTGGCGACGATCCTGCAGAAGCCCGTCTACAACGACGACAACATGCAGGCGGTCGGCGCCGGGGCCTTCCCCATCGCCTTCGGCAACTTCAACCGGGGCTACCTGGTCGTCGATCGCATGGGTGTCCGGGTCCTGCGCGACCCCTACACCAACAAGCCGAACGTCCACTTCTACACCACCAAGCGCGTGGGTGGGGCCGTGGTCAACTTCGAGGCCATCAAGCTGCTGAAGGTGGCCGCGTCCTAGGTTCGTCCGGCTGGGGCGGCCACGTTCGCCCCAGCCCAACCCCCTCTAATTCTCTGAAAGGCCAGTCCCATGAAGGACATGTATTCTGACGTCAGCGTCGTCCAGACGCTGGCCCCGGTGGCGCAGACCGCCACCCTGGCCGGCGATGTGGTCGATCTCCAGGGCTTCAACAGCGCGACCCTTATCGTGAACACGGGCGCCATCGCCTCGGCCGGGCTCTACGACGTCCGCCTGCAGGAGTCGGTGACCGTGACCAGCGAGGACTTCACCGATGTGGCCGCCGCCGACCTGCTCGGCGCCCTGCCGGCCGGCCTCGCCGCCGCCAGCGTCTACAAGCAGGGCTATGTGGGCAACAAGCGCTACGTGCGCGCCCTCATCACCAAGCAGTCGGGCACCTCGATCGTCGCCGGCGCCATGGTCGTTCGCGGGCATCCGGCCAACGCGCCGGTCGCCTGATGGCTGGGCCGGGCCTGAGCGGCCCGGCCCTCTTCCCTTTTGAGGAGTCGTGATGCTCGCACCCGTCCGCACCGCCGCGCCGGCCGCCCAGCCCGTCACTCTGGCGGCGGTGAAGGCCCACCTGCGGATCGATTTCAGCGACCACGATGACCTCCTCGACACCCTGATCGAGGCCGCCACAGACCGACTCGACGGTTATCGAGGCTTGCTGGGGCGGGCGATCGTCACTCAGACCTGGCGGCAGGATTTCGCCAGCTTCCAGCCGAAACTGCGCTTGGCGCTCGCCCCCGTCGCCTCGATCGAGGCCGTAACCTATTACGATGGCGCCGGCGGCCTGCAGACCTTGGCCGCCGACGCCTACGTGCTGTTGACGGATGCGGCGGGCAGCTATGTTGCCCCCGCGCCCGGCGCGACCCTGCCGGGGGTTTATCAACGGCCGGACGCCGTCAGGGTGACCTACGTCGCGGGTGTGGCCCCGGAGGACGTGCCGCGCGGGCTGCAGGTCGCGATCATGCTCATGGTGGGCGATCAGTACGCCCCCCCGGGGTCAAACGCTGAGGACATCGACCGGCTTATTGGTCCCCATTGCCGCAAGACCGTCTGACATGATCGCGCTTTGCCTCGGCGGGGCGCGGTCGGTCTGGGAAGATCTGGAGCGGGCGCGGGCGCTCGTCGGTGACGCGCCAGCCCTGGTGGTCGCCTGTAACTTCGCTGGGATCGCCTATGAGGGGCGGTTGGACGCCTGGGTGACCTTGCATCCAGAGATGTGTGCGCCCTGGCGGGCCGAGCGGGCGGGGCGGGGGCTGAACACCGACTATCGGTTCTTCATGCATAAGGCCCGGCGCGGGGTGTCGGCCGAGATCCTGCCGCAGGGCTGGTACGGCTCATCCGGCCTCTACATGGCGCAGGTGGCGCTGGAGCGCCTGGGCTGCGCCGGCGCGATCCTCTGCGGCGTGCCGATGGCGGCCGAGGACGGACACATTCATTGGCCGGGGCCGTGGACCGAGTTCGCGCGCTACCGGCCGGGCTTCCTGGCCGCCCAGGCCGAGGGGGCGGAGATCCGCGCCATGTCCGGCTGGACGGCCGAGGCGCTGGGTCAGCCCGACGCGGCCTGGCTGGCGAGCCTGGGGGGCGGTCGGATGGTGTCGCCGCCGGCGCCGGAGCCGCAGCCGCAGCGGGTCCCGCTGCAGGGCTGGCCGGCTCAAATCGAAAGGACTGAGGTCATGCATATCGAAGTGCTGCGCGATCGGATCCTGACCCTGCCGGGGCGGCGGGCGTCGGTGAAATTCAAGGCCGGATGGGCCGGCGCGACCAAACGGGCCTGGGGCGACCAGCTGGTGGCTGATGGCGATGCGGTGGAGCTGGGTGCGCCCACCCGGCCGCAGGCGGAAGCCGAGGTCGAGGCTGGGGCGAGCACGGAGTCCGCGGCCTGATGCCGGGCGCCGGCCAGCTCAAGGACCGGATCTCGTTCTCACAGCGGGAGCCGGACGCGAACGGCGTTCGCCTGGGGGACTGGGGCGAGCCCTTGACCGTCTGGGCGCAGCTGACCTGGCTGCGGGGCGGCGAGGGTGTGCTGGCCCAGCGGCTGGCCGGGCGCCAGCCCGTGGTGATCACGGTGCGCGAGTTCGCCGCCACCCGGGCGATCGACAACAGCTGGCGGGCGGTGAACGCGCATGACCTGGCGCAGGTGTTCGACATCAAGTCGGCGGCTTCCAGCCGCGAGGCGGGTTTCATCGACATCCTGGCCGAGATGGTGCGGGGGGAGTGATGGCAGGGTTCAAGAACGCCAAGCGCGCCAGCCGCCGGCTGCGGGCCATTCCGCCTGGCGTGCGAAAGCAGGTTCGGGCGCGGCTGCGGTCCAATGCGGCGGAGCTGGTGGTCTCGCAGCGGGGCTTCGCGCCGGTGGAAGACGGCGACCTGCGGGCGTCGATCCGGTTCTCCGACACCTCCAACGCCAACCGCATCGCCATGACTGTCGAAGCCGGCGGCGCGCGGACCACGAGGGCCATCGGGTCGCGGACCTATGACAGCGAGGTCAACATCAATTCCGGCGACACCCGGGGGCGCAAGAAGCTCGCGGGCGGCAAGTCGGTGACCTACGACTATGCCTTGGGCCAGGAGTTCGGAACTGAGGACATGCCGGCCAATCCGTTCTTCTTCCCGCCCTATCGGGCGAAGAAGAAGGCTTTCAAGCGCACGCGGAACAAGGCGGCCAAGGACGCCATCGGCGCGGCGGTGACCAAGCCATGAGCGACATCGCAGAGCGGTTTGCTGTGGCGCAGGCCGCGGCGCTGCGGGGCTCAGGCGCCCTGGCGACGGCCATGGGGCTGGCGCAGGTCCTGGCATACGAGATCGCGCCGACCAATGCCGCCATGCCCTATGTCCTGATCGGCGACGACCAGGTGATCGACGACGGCGACGATTGTCAGGACGGGTCGGAGATCTTCTCCACCGTGCATCTGTGGAGCCGGCCCAATCCGCCCTCCAGGGTTCAGGCCCGGCGCATGGAGGCCGTGGTCAGGAGTCTGCTGGCGGCGGATCTGGCCATCGCAGGTCATGAGACCATTCTGGCGGAGTATCAGGACAGCCGGTTCCTGCCCGATCCCGGTGGGGCCACCCACGTGGTGATGACCTTCCGCTATCTGACCATGCCGAGCGCCGCCTAGGCGCCGGCGCGACATCCCGCGCTGCGGGTCGCCCGATCAGGCCTTTGGCAAGCCGCATCCCCAAACAGAACTGAAGGAGCCTGCCCATGGCGGCCGTCAAACACGCCCGTGGCGTGAAGCTGTTGCTCAAGGTGGGCAATGGCGCTTCGCCGGAGGTCTTCGCGGCCTTCTGCTCGATCAACGCGGCGCGGGGCATCAGCTTCTCGTCCACCACGAACGACTTCAACATCCCCGACTGTGACGATCCGGAAACCATCGCCTGGGTGGCGCGGGAGAAGGACGGGCTTTCGGTCGCCGTCACGGGCGCCGGGATCCTGAACACGCCGGACGTGGAAGAGTTCTACGACTGGTTTGTCTCGCCGGAATCGAAAAACTGCCAGATCGTGGTGGACGTGCCCAGCGTCGATGGCGGGGTGATTTTCGAAGGCGCCTTCCACCTTACTGACTTCGAGATCACCGGCGACCGGGGCGGCAAGATGGAAAACTCCCTCAGCCTGGCCTCCGACGGCGAAGTGACTGTGGACGCCAACACCTGATGAGCCGCGCCGCAGAGGTCGAACTCGACTTCGCCGATGGGGAGCGGCTGTTCCGTCTCCCCATCGGCCGGTGGCGTGCGGTTCAGGAGCGGTGCGACGCCGGGCCCATGGAGCTGCTGCGCCGCTACACGGACGGCTCCTGGCGCGTTGACGACCTCCGCGAGGTGATCCGCCAGGGCCTGATCGGCGGCGGCATGGCCGTGGCCGAGGCCGATCAGCTGCTCAAGTCCAACTTTGACGACCTGCCCCTCGCGCAGTTCACGCCCCTGGCCCAGGCCGTGGTCATGGCCAGCGTGGTGGGCGTGCCTGATGAGTCTCCGCCGCCGGGGGAGACCAAAACGGGGACGCGGAGGAAGACGCGCTCCCGAACGGCAAGCTCCGCTTCGGGCACCTCTACGGCCAAGGGGCGGCGATCGGCTTCACGCCCCGGGAAACAGACGACCTAAGCTTCTGGGAATTCGGCGAGGCGCTGCGCGGCTGGGCGCGGGCCAACGGCGCCGAAGAGCCGGTGAAGCCGCCGACGCCAGACGAGCATGACGCCCTCGTGGCCAAGTACGGATGAGGGGGCGAGTATGGCGCGAGACCTAGAGCAGCTGGTGCTGACCCTTTCGGCGGACATCCGCGGCATGGAGAAGGGTCTGGCGCGTGCGCAGGGGAAGTTCGACAAGACCTCCCGCGATATCGAAAGGCGCCAGCGCGAGCTGGACAAGAACCTGTCGAAGCTGGGTGAGGGTCTTGGCGCTGGGTTCGGGCGCGCCTCGCTGCTGGCTGGCGTCGCGATGGGCGCCATCGTCGGCTATTCGATCAAGACCGCTGCTGCGGCCGGCGAGATCCAGGACGCCTTCAAGATCGCGTTCGCTGAGGGCGCTTCCGGCGCCAAGGCCTATGCCGAGACGCTTTCCCAGGAAGTCGGGCGCTCGCAGCTCGAAATTCAGGAGAGCATGATCAAGTTTCGCCTGCTCCTGAAGGACCAGGATGCTGCGACGGCGGACGCCATCACCCGCGAGTTGCAAGCCCGCGCCATCGATGTCGGTTCGCTGTTCAATCTGAACGACGCTGATGTAGCGCAGAAGTTCTTCAGCGGCCTGTCTGGTGAGGCTGAACCGCTGAAGTCCCTGGGCGTCACGATGAATGACGTGGCCCTCAAAGCGGAGCTGCTGAGGCTGGGCTTCAAGGGCAGCGCGCAGGAGGCGTCCGAGCAGGCCAAGCAGATCGCGCGGGCGAACATCATCCTGCGTGAGACTTCGATCGCCGCGGGCAATGCGTCCGACACGATCGATTCGACCGCCAACCAGTTCAAGAAGCTGCAGGGCGAGACGCGAGATGCCGCGGCGGCCTTCGGCGAGCAGTTCCTGCCGGTCGCCAACGATGTCCTGGGCTGGGCTTCTGAGGCCTTGGCCCGGTTCAATGAGCTGCCGCAGGGAACCCAGGCGGCGGGCCTCGGCCTGCTAGCCCTGGTCGCTGCTGGCGGCCCAGTCGTCGCGGCGATCGGCGGCCTGGCTCAGCTCATAACCTACGCGCGGAATGCGCAGCTCGCCCTCGCCGCCTTGGGCGGCGCTGGAGCGCTGGGCGGCGCGGGCGCTGCAGCCGGCGCCGGGGCAACCGCTCTTGGCGCTGGCGTCGCCGCTGGGGGCGCCGCGATCGGCGTCTCGACCTTCCGGGCGCAAAACTATCGTGCCGTGGCCGAAAGCCCAGGCAAGGCCAATGAGGCGCAGCTGGCCGCCGCCGCCCGTTATGCTGAGGCCAATATCAAGGCCTATGAGAAGCTGGACGGCGGCAATCCCCAGGGCCAGGCCAAGGTCCTGCTGGAGCGCTTCCGGACTGAGTTCAAGGCGATCGATGCGGAACGTCAGCGCCAGACGAAGGCGGCCGGCGAAGCCATAGTCGCCGAGGCTCAGGCCGCGGCGACCTCTGCCGCGGGCGGATTCGGGCTTTCCGGCGATCAGCTCAACCCTGTGGGAGGCGCCAGCGGCGGCGGGGCGGCCAGCAAGGCGAGGCGGGAGGCCGAGCGACGGGCCGACCAGGCGCTGCGCCAGCAGGAGCGGACGGCGGACCTGCTGATCCGGGCGGACTTCGACCTGCTGTCGGCGCGGATGGCGACGGCGACCGAGGCCGAGGCGCGCCTGGCCCTGGAGCTGGAGGGGCTGGCCATGGACCGGGCGGCGCGGGCGGCCGAGCTGGACTATGCAGTGCTGCAGGGCGACCTGACCGCGGCGCAGG